TACCTCATTCCCGGGCTCCAACACATTCGGGCAGGGACCACCCCTGTCAGGCAGATTCGCAGCATTTTTTAAATCTTTTTTTACCACAAAAAGAAAGCCCGGAAGACCCCCGAGCAAAGACCCTTATCGGGGAGACGTTGTAAAACATGCGGACGGGGAGTCTGACAGTGCGATACAAGGTTCCGTCAATGTCGTAAAGGGCGCAATCGGGTTGCCTCAAGTTGAGTATGAACGCCGTAGGCGGTACCACGATTACGAGAAAATGGACGAGTATCCAGAAATCGGAGCCGCATTGGATATTTACGCGGACGATGCCACCCAAACTCACCTTGACGGGGAGATGCTTTCGGTAGAAACGGAAGATGAGCGCGTACAAGCTGCTGTAGACGCTTTTGTGTCGGAGACCGACCTAGACAAGTATTTGTGGGATATTATCCGTAACATGTGTAAGTATGGTGATTGTTTTATTGAAAATATCGTGGATATGAATAATCCGGATGCTGGTATCCAACGGCTTAAAATCCTAAACCCCGTATTTATTTTCCGTCGCGAAGATAGATTTGGGTATCTTAAAGGGTTTATACAGGAAGTTCCTCAAAGCACGGCACAAGCCCAGCAGTACCAAGGAGGTAAACTGGATAAGAAAAACACTATTCAAATTGATAGAAACCAGCTTGTCCATTTTAGACTTCACACTTCTGATTCTAATTATTACCCTTATGGTAAGTCTATCTGTGCTCCTGGGGTGCGCTCTTGGAAGTCGTTACGTATGATGGAAGACGCGATGCTTATCTATCGCTTGCATAGAGCGCCTGAGCGCCGTATCTTTTATATTGACACAGGTAACCTTCCGCAGACTAAGGTGGAAATGTTCATGGAGCGTATTAAAGCTAAGTTTAAGAAGGAGAAATTCTTTAACAACGAAAGTATGAACGCCGATGAGAGGTACAACCCCCTCTCTGCGGAGGAAGACTTCTTTGTACCCATCAAAAATGGTCAGGGCACTAAAATCGAGACACTTCCTGGTGCGCAGAACCTAGGTGAGATTGATGACGTGCGGTACTTCCGTGACAAGGTACTAGCTTCTATGAAGATTCCTAAAGACTTCATTGTAGAGAAGGACAAATCTCCAGAGCGTAAAGCTAACTTATCACAGCTAGATGCCAAGTTCGCGAAAGCGGTCATGCGCGTACAGCGTGACACAGAAGTGTGCCTAGAGACCTTAATCAAGCGTCATTTAGAACTACGTAAGTTTCCCAAGTCTTTGATTAACCCTATTAAGATTAAACTTGCTCCCCCTTCAGACCTTAGTGAGAAGAGAAAGCTGGAATTAGCGGAACAGAAGAGCAGAGTGGTTCAAGCCGTTAAAGGATTAGAGTTGTTCTCAGATGAGTACATCTACAAAAACTACTATCAATTGAATGATATGGAAATTGAGCAATTGAAGAATGAATTAGAATCCCAAGCAGAAGCTCAAGCAGCACAAGCAGCACCTCCCGGACAAGAGGGAGCACCGGGTATGCCTCCGGAAGGAGGAGCCCCACAACCAGAAGCCGGTCAATAAAACCAAAAAGAGTAACATCTACAACTCTATATAAAATAAGAACTATGAATTTAAAAAATCTATTTGTGTCGCGTGACAAGAATTTTGCTCGCATTACCGAGGCGGGCGACTATTTAGGTCGCCGTCTAAGAGAGAATCTCGTTATTTTTGATATTGATGACTCTCAAAAGAATGTTACATATGTAACCGAGAGTAATCACTTAATTTCATGTGATTATAGAGAGGTTAAAGGGCGATTGACCTTAGAGAACTTCATCGTGGAGGATTTAGAAACTATTACCTCCGACGCCGCCATCGATAGTCGTGTAGAAGCCAATGTTCATAAATTTATGGAGTCTCTTGTTTCGGACCGTTATGATAGTGCTGAAATTAACTTCGACAAGATCGTAGAATCTTTCTCAATGAGGGCACAAATTGGCAATAGCCGCAAGAAGCTTTCTAAGAGATTAGACAGATTTAACGAGTCGTACAATATCTTCGAGACCAAATCATATAAAAAGTTTAGGGAAGCGTTGCCACTCCTCAAGAAATTCCTTGAAGAGAATGTTGATACTCTCTCAACTAACGCTAAATTAGTTGAAGGACTCCGTCTCTCCAAGGTAGTAGGTGATACCTATGACCTACCTAAGCTAGACATCAAGAATCTTAAGGAAGAATTTGTTGTAGTTCCTATCAATTCTAAGAGAACTTTATACGAAATGGTTTGTGATAAAGAGTTGGTCCGTAAGGAGTTACTTGAAGCTAAGGAGTCATTCTCTAAGATGTGGCATCATAATGATAACATCTCTTCATTAGCATCTAAAATCTATGCTACCGATCCGATTGTTAAGGATTCTCTTAAAGAGGCTGTTGCAGCGGTACCCTACCTTGCGCTAGCGAATAAAGTAGATTTAACCAGCGTAATGGATGCTACTTTCCAGGTAAGCAATCCCGATACCGTTCCACAAAAAGACATTCGTGAGTTTGTTAACAAAATCTATGAATTCAAGAAGCCCCTGAAGACAATTGTTCTTGAGGCTTTAAACTCCAAGTATGGGGTGAACATACAGAGCCTTCGTTTTGTCCCTTCTTTCAAGGGTCTTGCCGAAGTTCAATCGGAAGTATTGGACATGATCGCCGAGTCCTGTGAAGAAGGTATCCTTTCAGACGTGCTCAAAGAGTTTGCGACTTGTATGTCGCGTAAAGGTGGTGTTCAGGTTCTGGATATTTCCAATACTCTCTCACAAGTTATGACAGAATCTCAGTTCCATGTTGTGGATATCGATGAGGACTTCCATATGAAGAAATTGTCCGATTATCTATCACACAACCTTGGTGAAGCTCAGTATTATGGGGATGATGACGCTATGTCAAACTCTGGTGGGAATGCTGGAGAAGGTGAAAAGGGTGATAGTGAAAACGTAAAAGGTAAAAAGAAGAAGAAAGGCGAGAAGAATAAAGATTGGGGCGGCAACAAAGGCGACATCAAAGCCAAGGACCGCAATAAGGATGACGACAGCAAGCTGACAGCGGATGAGGAAGGGGATGTCGATGATGACAAGAACGACCTGCCCGGAGACCAAGAGAAGCTGGATAAGGACAAAGATGGCGATATTGACGCCAAAGACCTTAAGAAACTCCGTAAAGAAGGGGTGGAAGCTACAGCAGAGGAAACTGAAGAGGAAACTGAAGAGGAAGCTCCGGCTGAACCTACCGAGGAAGAGGAAGATGCGGAAGCAGAAGAGGTCGAAAACGACCAAATCGAAGACCAGGCTAACAACAGTGAGTGGAGAGACTTAGTCGCTTCTTTAGAAGATGTAACTAAGAAAATCGACTTAAACTTTGATGAAGAGAGTATTGAGGACGAAGAGGAAGATGCGGAAGCGGGTGAAGGTGAAGAACCTACTCCTCCACAAGATAGCCCTGCTTAGTCCAGTTAATAACGTTATCTACAAAGCTAGAACGCAATACAAGGAGTTCGGATATTAAATTATCCAGCTCCTTTATTGTTTGTTCGTTAACGGTCTTTCCCGTAGCTTTCATTTGAGTTAGGGTTTGGGTCATGATAGTGATACGTTCCACCATTTGAGGTGTTAACTCGTTTAATTTTTTTTCTTCTTCTTTTTTATTTTTCATTTCTTAATCTCCATTCCGAGGGATTTATAAGATTTAATCCTCTCTTTAGCATGTTTTTCTAGATAGGGTGCTCTATCGAAGAAATCGTAGATAAAAACACGATTCTTAGACCTGTGAATTCTTAGGGCTCTTCCTAGCGCCTGTAAGGTAGCAATCTCAGACTTTAAGCCCCGAGCATTAATCAAGTGGGTAATCTCTGGAATATCAATGCCAGTTTGCATAATGGTGGTGCCTATGAGAACAGAGATTGAGTTGTCCTTAAACGCATCAATAGTTTTTTTCCGTGTTACCAAATCATCTTTTCCTTCTAATTTAAAGGAGTTGGGGATGCGGGAATGTAAAATCTCAGCGTGTTTAAGGTCTTTAACTATTATAAGGGTTCTAGATTGTTTTTGTTGTATTTTTTCTACTAATTCTACAATCAAATCATTCCGCGTATCATTCTCAGTCACGAATTTCTCGTACACTTCACGATAGGACAGATCAGTATCCTCTACGGTTCCGGTGTCCTTGATTGGGATTATTTGGATAATGGGTTCAGTTAAAAAGCCTTCATCAATAAGACCCTGAGCATCTACCTCCTCAATAACATTACCTAGACCTGAGATAAGGTTTAGTTTGCTCATAGGATCACGCGGCACTGTGGCAGTCATCCCAATTCTGTAAGCCGCGTTAGGGAAAGATTTTATGACCTTTGTGGCGATTTTTCCTTTGGCAAATTCGTGAACTTCATCGAAGATGATAAACTCTGATTGTTTGAGGTGGGTATCCATAATCTTGTCGATAGACTGGACAGTACATAGGGTCATAGGCTTAAGTATTACTCCATCCCCAAAAGCAAGTCCCACGTCAATCCCCCACTCTTTAAGTTTATCGTAGGTCTGCTTAAGTAACTGTTTCTTTGTAAAAAAGACTAATCCCGTCCTTCCCACCAGTGCTTTAAGTATTCCACCAAGGATAAGGGTCTTGCCCGCGCCTGTAGGAGCCTTAACAATACATCCTTTAGCCTCTAGCGCCTTCTTAATCATGGATTCCTGGTACTGACGTAAAGTCACCCCCGGCAACGAGATGTCGTCGGAGTGGTTGGTAGTACGTAAATCTTCGATTTTATAGTCCATACCTAAATAAGTGAGGTCTTCTGCAATATGAGACAGAAGACCAGTTCCAAATTTCCCTGTTTTATCAGAGAAAAAGTGCTTTTCACCATTCCAGCCGCCCTTCTTGTAGGCAGCGGAGTAGTTATAGCCAGGAACTTTAGCGCTATATTTCTTTCTTAGGGTGGTTAGAAGCTTTTTGTTTTCTGTTTTTAAGAAAGATTCATTATTTTTTACAATAATTTTTAGCATATCACTATTATAGTATAATAGTTCCAAACTATTTTAATTAAACATGTCAAAACCCGAAAAAGAAAAAAGCCTTATTGAGATGGCGAGAGAGCATATGGAGAAATCAGGTGCCGAGCCAGGAGAAGGTGTGAATATTCCAGAGGCTCCAGTAGCTACACGTCCCTCCCAACAAATCACTAAACCTATTCATAATGATCCAAACGACGTAAGTAAGCCTACACCTACAGAACATTTTGATGGAAAGCTCACGGACGCCGTAGCAGACCTTCTATCGAACGTAACGGTATCTCAAGACTGGAGATCCTTAAAACTTCCTTCTAGGGGGTTGGCTTATGTTGATTGTGGTGAAAGTATCATGATTAAACCTTTCACGTTTGCTCAAGAAAGAAAGTTGCGTAGCATTAAAAATGGTGCTCATGGGACAAAAGTTATTAATACTCTAATTGGAGAATGTGTAGAAGGACTAGATCACCAATCTATGACCTTGGAGGATAAAAATTATATCTTATTTAAATTAAGAGAGATTTCTTACGGAGATGACTACACTATTCAGACTGAATGCGAGGAATGCGAAAGCGCCAACCAGCTAACGGTTAAGATTTCCGAGGTTCCAGTTACCTATGTGGAAGATGATTACAAAGAACCTATAACTGTAACGTTACCCGACTCT